CGTCCCATCAACGGCAGCCAGCAGCGAGTCGAACAGGTTGCCGGTGTGCTCTTGCGTAATCTTGTCGCCGTACTTCTTCGGGGCCATCTTCGATAGCATCCACTTGCGGGTATCGACGCGCAGCTTCGAGCGGCTGATCCACTCGGTGTTCGCACGGTCGCCGTTCTCGCCTTGGATCGTGTCGAAGCCGCTCTCGTCAGCGATGTCGAGCATGTCCTCGAACATGGTTTCGGCCCGCGCCTCGCACGCACGCGCGTACTGCTCCGCGAAAGCCGGTTCCTCGCTCAGCCACTTGAACACTGTCGACGCAGAAGGCATCTCCGAAAGGCGACAGACGGCGCGAAGGCTTGCCCCCTCTGCGATGTGCTCACAGATGCGATCGGCGGCTTCTTGGGTAAATTTGACACGACCAGGCGGACCAGCCTCAGCCGGCGCCGCAGTCTTGCGGGTCTTCTTGGCTTTGGGTTCGCTCATGGTTCACTCAATAAAAAAGCCCAGCCGCGACGTGCGCAAGCTGGGCGAAGCTCCCTTGCGGGAGTGGAGACAGGGGAGGGTGGAAAGCGCCTCGGAGTGCCGCTCATGGCGGACGAAGGGGTGAGAGGGCTTCCACCACACAAAGCAACCCTAGACCCTTTAACGGAGGCCTATTCCGATCCGATTTCTCGGTGGAGGATCGCTTTGTGTGGTGATTCGTTTCGTGAATCATTCGGGCCATTAACGGGTCGTCACCTGTACCTGGCCACCTTAGATCGGCCGGCTTTCACCGGGGCTAGTTCTTTACGCGCCGCCGATGCCTTCGATAAGCACCAGAGCGATGCTGTTCTCGGTGCCAGGCTTGGTGAAGCGCTCAACAGCCAAGGCTGCGTTGACAGATGCGATGGCTTCGTTGTGGCAGGCAGTCTCGACGCTGTACTTGCGCAATTCGCCGTTGACGCGGATGAACGTATTCATGCGCCGAGGACCTTCGATTGGTATGCCGCGGCCGCGAGCAGCACTTCGCGACACCCGTTGACTCCAGGCGTGCGCAGCGCCATTTCCAAGAACTCGACGCGGAGCTGCTGATTGCCGGCCGTGTTATCCGCCGAGCCGACTACTGAAGCGGCCTGGACTTGTGCCTGGCTCATCCAGCTCTTGGCACCCGAGATGCGGGGCTGAAGCTGCGCCTCACGCTCCATTTTGATGTGCGCTTTCCAGCTGTCTTGCTCGCCTGCGGTTTGATAATTACGGTCCATGCGCTCTCCAGTGGGTTGCCGTCGAAAGCGCCCACCAGATGTGAAAAAGCCCCGCTCATTGGCGAGGCTTTTTGCTTCCGTACTGACGTGCGAAATCCCTGGTGGAATCGCTCGTCAAATTTCTAGACGGAATTAAGTTGTAGGTAGGAATGTACTGCTGAGTTTTCCACCTGTCAACATATATCGTTCAGTTACGATTTGGCTCATTGCGAGCAACGATCATTGCATCGGCCAAGGCGTAGTAGAGGCGCATCCGCTCAAGTACGTCAACAGCATGCATTTTTTCCCATGGATGTGCGGCTGCATCCCCTGCAGCGATCTGGCCAGCGAAGTAATCGCGCAGCGTCATACCTGGGACGGTGCTGTTTGTCGAAGTTGGGAAGGCATGCGTGCTGGTGGTCATAAAATCTCCGTTATAAGTTTACACGCGAGAAATTCGCGTTGTAGATATGCTAACAGCAAATTAATGTGTTCCAGCCCGAAATTAAGCGAACCCGGTTCCGATCTCAGCGGCTACTCGCACGATAGCGCGGCGAGTCGCGGCAAGGTTGTCGCCATTAACTGCCTCTTCTGAGTGCGGCCCGAAGTCGCCCTCGGCGTAGCGCGTATTGCCTCTGCCGTGCACGTGGATGTCCAGCGTCACCATCAGCTCGAACGCATCCCCGCTGAACGTGAGTGGGTTCCAGCTCCAGGCGACCGCGCCATCGATGAAGTGCAGGTTCGCGTATTCCTCCCCCTCGACTTCCTCGAAGCGCACGCACCCGATGGCCAGCGCGGCCAGCTTGAGTAGCGCGAGGTCGTCGGGCGCCAAGCTGCGCGCGGGTGGCGCCGGCAGTTCGTCCAGGTCGTCGTCGGCCGGACTGTATTGATCGCCCGACCATTCGACCTTGCGGAACTTGTTGTCGTCCTGGTTCATGCCTTCCCCTTGCTCTTGTCCACAGCAGATTCTACAGCGGCCTGCGCCTGACGGAACATGTCAACGAACAGCGTGGCCGGGCGGTGCGCGATGCTCATCTTGCGGCACACGACTTCCGGCTGTGCCTGGCGGATATAGCACCACCACAGCAGCATGCGGTGCTGCGTGGTCAGGTGGCGCATGGCCTGCTCGAGGCGCAGCGCGTCGTGATCGTCCACATCGCGGCGCTCGCCGGTGCGGTCCTCTACGATGCCGGCCTCACGCTTGGCGCGGTCGATCATGCGCGCGGTCGGGCTGCTGCCGATGTCGCGCTCGCACTCGGTGGCCCATCTCGCCCAATTCTCAAGCCGTGCGCCAATCTCGCGGCGGTCGGGCTGGTTTGCCGCCGGCGCGGCCTGAGCCGGCCAAACGGTCAGGTGCGGGATCTCGGCGAAGTCTTCCACCCGGCGCGCGGGTTCCCCGACCGGGCGCCAGATGCGGGTGATGACCGATCGGCGCTCCGTCATGGCTGCGCTCCGTACAGCGCCCAGATCCAGGGATCGCGGGGGATGGTGAAGGGCTTCCTGTCGATTACCCAGCCATCTTCGGGTTCGATGTCTGCGGGGAAGGGCCGGTCTGAAAGGCTCCAGATTGCGCCGATCACCCGCCCGTCTTCCCCGCGGCACCGGTTGGTGGAGCTGTCAACCATGCTGGCCAGGCGCAGTTTCGCGAGAGTGTTGTGGATGAAGTCGCGGTTCTCGCCAAATTTCTCGACGAAGTACCGATTGGTGCGTGGACCTTGGCTCAATTCAGCCAGGATCGCGGACTGCAAAGTTTGGCTAGTCATCAGGGCCTCAGCCCGGTTGAATTTCGGTGCTGGGGTTTTCATGCTGCTTCCTTTTCCATTTCGCGTTGAACGGAGGTGCTGTTGATGTTGTGGCGCACGCGGCGCTCGACTTCGGCGGCGGCGCGGTCCACGTCGATGCTGCGCACGTTCTCAAGCTGGGCGTCGTGGCATTCGATCGCCTCGCGGATGGTGCACAGCTCGGGGCCGGTGAACACGAAGCGGTCGCCGCTCTTGAGCGCGCGCTTGGCCACGGCCAGCATTGCGTCGCGGGCGGCGATCATCACCTGGCGGAACTCGTCGCCGATGCCTTGCTCGCACATCACGTTGCCGATGTTGATGGCTCCGATGAGCAGATCCCACTGCGCGCGGTTGCCGCGGCCCTGCGCCATTTCAGCCAGGGCAAGGTGGTTCTTGACCTGGAGCGTGCGCAAGTGCTCGATGTGGGTGTCGCCCATGCCGCCGAAGAAGGTCGCAATCACGTTCCGCGCGACGTACTTCGGTCCCTGGTATTTCTTGTTGCGGATTTTCTTCATGATGCGGCTCCGTTCTTTTCTCGCTTTTCGATCTCACGCTGGATGTACCAGGCTGCTTTCTTCAGGTCTTCGATGGCCGCACCCTTCTCATCGGCGCGCCACAGATACTTGATGGCGTTACCCAGGCAGAACGACATGTGCTCGGTGACCTGGATGCACTCGATGCCGGATGGGTGCGAGGTGTAGTGCTTCGGGTGTTCAACTGCATCGTGTTGGCTCATGACTTGTCCTCGTTCGTGTCTCGGTGCTCGATTTCGTGAGCGGGCATGTTCTGGTCGATCCAGCGGGTGATCTCGGCAGGGGAGGCCGGCATGAGCGACTTGGCCCAGGCGATGAGGGCGGCGATCACGATTGCTCCTTTTTCAGTTGAGCCGCACGCTTGCGGCATGTGTCGCGGATCTCGCGCAGGTCGTCTTTCGTGTATTCGCGGCTGGCCTGGTCGGCTTCGAGCGCCTCGAGGGCTTCGCGGCCGATGCGTGCCTCGACGCCGGCGCGGTGAGCGGTGCGCGTGGTGCCGCTCGGGCGATTGCAGCCCTTGCACTGCTTGTGCACGTTGCGGCGGTCGAAGCGCAGGTGACAGGCCGAGCCGCGCGACAGGTAGTGGCCGGCATCCCACACGCCGCCGGTGAGGCCACGCGCTGGCGGGTTGGTGGCGCCGCAGCTGATGCAGGGCAGGTCCGCGTCTTCCAGGCGCACAACGAGGTTGAAGGCCTGCTGCGCTTCGGCGATCAGTTCGTTGCGGTTCTTCATGGCTTCGCGCTTCGCCTTGTCTTGGGCGCGCTCGATCTTCTTGGCCTTGGCCTTCTGCATTGCGGTGGTCTTCTTGCCGTCAGCGATAGCGCAGGCCATGCCGCATGCGACCTGCAGCGGCATGCGCGGCTCGAACTGGGCGCGGCAGACCTTGCACTTCTTCGTGCGTGGCTTGCCGACTGCCGGCGCCGCCGCGCGTGGGAGCGGGGTCTTGCGGGCGAATGCTGTCCGGATCATGCGGCCTCCATCACGGCGCGAACGAAGACTTCGGCCGACGACGCGTTGATGGCATTGCCGTAGGCGCGCAGCTGTCCCATACGGTGGGCAGACCCATCAGCATTCGGCTGAAAGCTGGCGGCAAAGGCAAGCCAGTCCGCGCCGTGTAGACGTTCCCAAGCGTCACTGTTGCCTTCGTGCCGTTCGGCCGCCGGCCTGTGAGCGATGTTCCCGCTGGGTTCTTCTGACCTCCGCTCGGGGTCGTCGGTGTTGGCCACCCAATAAAGTCGGTCCCGAATATGCGGCGCGCCGACGCTCGCAGACGGGAACGGGATACACCCGAAGGAGTAGCCCACACCTTCCAGGTCAGCGTGTACAAGGTCGATCCAAGGCCCAACAAATTTGCTCGCAACCTGCTCTCCAATGACGACTGCAGGGCGGCGCTGGCGGATGAGGTGGTGGAATGCCGGCCATAGGTGCCGCTCGTCAGCAAACCCAGCTCCTTGGCCTGCCGCGCTGAAAGGTTGGCAAGGACAGGAACCGGTCCAAACAGGTCGATCGTCGCTCCAACCGGCACGCCGGAGCGCAAGGGACCAGACGCCGACACCGGCAAAAAAATGGCATTGCGTGAACTCGCGGAGATCGTCTGGCTGTACATCTTCAATGCTCCTGGTGTCGACCACGCCGGGG